CGTAGAACAACTGGAAGAATTTGGATCTCGCGGAAAGAATAAGTAATGTGGGCATCCGTTCAGTCCGCTATCACATCTGCCAACGACAACCCTATGGCAGCAGGAAATGCGATTCTAGACAAGGCACTAGGTCCGTCCTTTGATTACCTCCAGACTGTGCAGTCCCCTGCCGACTTACATGTTAGTGATGATGGAACGATGAGCCAGGTCGGAACCAATGCAAACGCCATCGTGACGTATGTCGACGACCTCATTACGGGTCCCAAGTCCGGAAACCAATTTTTCAAGGATACTGGTGGAATGTGCCGCCTGGCCGGGTCAAAGGACGACAAGGGAAACGATAAGGGCGATGGACCGGTAGTTCCGCGGTACTCGTATACCAACAACAGGCTGGGAATGGACGACGCAGCCGCAGTTCTAGGTCCGAGTTTTCAGAAAGCAGTGTCTGGAAGCGGGTTTGACGGTATTATTCCCGCGATGGGCGGTGATATTGCCTCCATGAACGCCCTAAAGTTGATGAACGGACTGGTTCTGGACGGGGTTCCACCGTGCCAGGCGTATACGTGCCCTGTCACAGATATTAAGACAGGTGTCCCGCAAGGAAACGAAACACGGTTCTTGACCCCTCAGCTGGAATTCAATATCACGCCGTGTCAAGCGGCATCTGCGGATGCTGCGAATGGTTTACTGGCAAAATTCCAGGCAGAGCAAAAAGCCGCAGCCAAGAAAGCGGAAGAACTTGCCAAGAAAGGACAGGCACCTGTCAAGAAAGAGAAGGTCAAGGGCAAGTTGGGAACCCCTGAGACGTATGCGAACTTCCAGGATAACCTGTACCAGGCCCCGGTGCCCGTTGAGTATATTGACCCTCTATCTTACTACACCCTCGGTGTAGCGGTCCTGGTATTTCTGGGATACGTATTGATGAAGAAATAACTTACAGGTGAAACTCGCAGGGACAACAATGTCTGACGTATTCAAAGTCAAGAAGGCGAGGGACGGCGGAGGATCTAAAGGTAGAGACCAAATCGGTACTCTAGACTCTCTGCACGAAAAGTATGTGGATGAGCTCCATACCGGAGCATCGGAGGATTCGGTGCGTGAATTAGAGGAGAGGCTGACGGAGGTCAAGGCACAAATGAAGGGTCCGTTCAGTCCTTTTGTTTATGAAGACGTGATGCTCCAGTCCAAGCTCCAGGCGGAGCACGATACCCTTGTACAATCCATCGACGATGCCCGGGAGAAGCGGGACATCCAGCAATATTACCTGGACAGCGGAGACCTTATGCTGGATTACTATGCTCCTCCCGGCAAGAAGACCACGTCCAAGGTAGATTTCGGAGCCCGGATCCCGGGGACGTTTGACAAACTGTTTTCCGTGACAGAGACGTCGGCCGGTCCGTCCAAGAAGAAGATGTTTGACGAATACCTTTCCCGTCGCGGTCTCTCTAACGGCCTGAACATCGCCGAGAACGCAGACAATATCAAGAAGATGGCCGAGCACTGTGCCCCCTGCAATATCCCTCGCGAAGAGATCACATCCGAAGGTATTTTGGTCTGCCCCAAATGCGGGTCCGAAGAGTATGCCCTCGTAGTCTCTGACTTCCCCAGTTTCCGTGATCCCCCGAAGGAGCGAAACAATTACGCGTACAAGAAGCAGAACCACTTGAACGAGATCCTGAACCAGTTCCAGGCCAAGGAGAGCACCGAGATCCCCGACGATGTCATGAACGAGGTCATTTGCGAGATCCGGAAGCGTCGTATTGATAATATCGCTCTCCTGACCGAGCAGAATATCCGCGAGATCTTGAAAAAGCTGGGTCGGAACCGGTATTACGAGCACGCTGCTCATATTCTTTCGCGTCTGAACGGAAACCCCCCGCCCACGATCACGCCAGAGATCGAGGACAAGATTCGAGCTATGTTCCAGGAGGTGCAGGCACCTTACCTCCTCTACTGCCCCGACGAACGGCGGAACTTCCTGTCGTATTCGTATATCATTTATAAATTTCTGGAGCTGCTGGAGCTGGACGAGTATAAGGTCCACTTCCCGCTTCTCAAGTCCCGTGATCGCCTAATTCAGCACGACACGATCTGGAAGAAGATTTGTGAGTACTTGCAATGGGAATTCATTCAAAGCATTTGAAGTGAATTCGGGAGTTTATACAGAGTAGACGGAATACGTCACGGCGTAAATTCCGAGGAGGAGGTTAAAGATCTGGATCTCCGTCGGAACCTTTCGAATGGCGTAGAACAGGCCCATGATGGACAGGATCAAGACCGAATCACCGATGAGTGGCCCCACTCCTCCGCGGTTCACGTATGTCCGGAACAGGTCAATGATCTCGTTTTCTCCGTTGGGAAGAGGGGTAATCACAAATGTATACAGCAGAATGTCGTGCAGAATCTGGTAGAGCAGGACCACGGCCGTAACTGTCATAGGCGATCCGCCGGGAACGGTGAAGAAGGCCAGCATGATGGCCAGCATCAGGGAGAGACAGTCAAGAAGGACGGCAATCATACGGTACTTGTCGTACCACACGGTGAGCATCGAGTTCAGGAGATAGACCTTTTTCGTGAACATCACAAAGAGGAAATCCATCCACACGGTCGCGGTCGCAATGGCAAGGATGTTCATTCCTGTTGTATATCTGCGAGACATTCGATGTGGGATGTCTGAGAATACCACCCGTTCGTCCCGTTGTGGACGTCCATAATACACTTGAACGCATACTCGTACTTCTTGGCCACATTGAACATATCGTAGAGCCGCACGGCACGGTCGCGAATATACTGCCGATCAAACTTGCCGTCCACGGCCATCTGAATACCTAGACAGTAATCCTGGAGTGTATGACACAGCATTCCTGTTTTCAGATTTTCAACGGTCTCCGTCTGTGCACCGTAGTCGGTGGTAAGGGCGGGGGTTCCACACAACTGTGCTTCTACCGCAACTCCGCAAAAAGGTTCAATGAACATCGTAGGAGCCAGGAGGGCGGCGAGAGAGCCGAGATACTCGGCCCTCTCCGTTCCGCTGATCGGGGGCTTGTACACAATATTGGGAGAGAGCATGAAGGCAGATGGATCCCCTTGTCCACACAGAACAAAGCGGATATGCGGCATCCGCCTGGCCATCTCTGCTACCACCTGGCACCCTTTACCCTCGTAGATCCGTCCAAAGAACCCCACAGTATCCAGCTGTGGGGCGAGAGATAGAGGCCACTCCCGCGAATCAAAGTAGTTCGGGACCACGAACCAATAATTCTGTCCCCACTTCTTCTCGAGACCCAGAACCTGGTGAAGCCATGCATAACTCTCAAAGATGCGGTACGGACGCTTGGAGTCGTTGTATCCGATCCCGCTCTCACACACGACCGTATCCAATCCTTCAAGGGCTGCGTCATGGGAAGCCCCAAACGGCAGGCATACAATATCGGTCTTGGTCCCCCGATAATTCTCCTGGAGGAGGGGGCGAAGCCGGGCGTTGAACTCGCGATAGAGAGGAGTGGACCAGTTCCCCAGATCCCCAATAAACGTCCTGTGATCTCCGAGCTTCTTGACCACATCTTCATGAGACATTTCAGGATGCAGATGTTTGTACGACATCACTCGCAGGATATCCCACTCTTCGCGGGACATGAGTTCAATCTCTCGGGTAGCCCCGGTTCTGGATCCTTCTATACCGTAATGATAGACTTCAAACCCCCGCGACATCATCATACGAGGGAAACGAAGAACTTTGCCAGTGTACGCACAATGACTGAAGTCATTGTTCGTGACAGTGTGTGGCAACCCCAAGATATGGAGACGAATTGCCATTTACATACTGTTGACCTGGCATACGTAAATGGCGGGAAATGGGGTTTCGTTCATTGTTCGAATTCACAACGAGGAAGCTACGCTTGAGAAGTCTATCCGCTCACTCGCAGGGCTAGAGTTTCCTCATGAGATTGTTCTGATCCTTCACCGGTGTACGGACAAGAGCTCTGATATCGCCATGTCTCTGGCACTAGAGAACCCCAACGTGCGGGTTCTGGCTTACGACAATGCCGTATCCAGAGCGGGATACGAGACGTTGGCCACGGATGCGGATTCGCCTCACAGTTTCATCACCTATTCGAACTGGTGTGTCAAGCAGGCCAAGTATACCTGGATATTCAAGTGGGATGCGGATTTCGTGGCATCTTGCGAGCTTATTCATTTCCTAAACTCCATAGGCTGGGTGGAGAAGAATATGCATATCTCAATTGTGGCCAAGAACTCAACTTCCAGCAACCGGGAATACTACCTGTGCGGCGGTCCTCGAGTATTTATCAAGCACATGTTCTGGGAGAACAATCAGTATTCCCCCGGTGCAGAGTTCTGGCACTTTGCCAATGATCAGTGTATTGAGCACGTATCCGAGCTCTCTACTCTCAAGTCTTACTGGAACGAGCCTCCATGGTATCTTACTGAGACCTCAGAAGAGGCGGAAACTGTCAAGAATCGCATTGAACGTCTGACGGCCGACTTTGGTCGTGAGCCCCCAGGTCTGGCTCGGGCCTCTAACCCAGAGTGCGAACCGATTTCGAGGGCAATTTTATCTGCCAATCCATCGTACGTCAACATGTTCAGCTAAAAACGGAACGACTTAAAGGGGAGTTTGAGAACAACACAAAATGAAGCCCCGTTTCTCAGCCTCCGACGTCGCATCCCTCCTTGGTCTCAACCCTTATCGCAGCAAGAATGAATCGTTGCTCAAAGTTCTTACTACGATGCCCAAGTTCAAGTCGGTGATTCTGGGTGTTAAGGACACTATGGGTGCCAAGACGGATAACGAGATTGTGGCCCAAGCAAGTGGCCCAGCTCTTCAGGCCATGTGGGCTTCGGTAGATATGGCGTGTGGTGCTACGTCCGATTATCAGGTAGAGAAAGCAATCTCAACCTTCAAGCAGGAACATATCCGCCAGGTTGTTCAGGAGACTCTGGAGGGGAAGCGGGCACCTACAACTCCAGCAATGCAGGAGGCCGTAGCTCGGGTGATTGCGGGTCAGATGGATGTTGCGACGGAGACGGCTATTCTGTGTGTGAACCCCGAGGTGACTGCCAAGATCGAGCAGACGCAGGAGCACCAGGCTCTAGCAGCTGAGATCCAGAAGCGGCGTGGAACTCGGCTGGAGGATAAGGCTGAGAACAATCATGCAGCAGCTACAGGTAAGGAGGTGACAGACCGCAATACGTTTGTGGAGTTTGAGTGCGATTCTTACCGCCTTATCGGATACCTGGACGGGATACAGGATGGAAAGGTCGTGGAGACGAAGAATCGCAAGCGGTTCTGGACTACACCACCTGCCTACGATTTCATTCAACTGCGGTGCTATATGTTCATGAAAGGCGAGAAGGACGGCGTTCTGCTGGAGAACTTCCCTGGTCGTCCTCCTCGCACCACCGAGGTCCCGTGGAACGACGAGCGGTGGATGGATATTCATGCTGGATTGTGCGGTGTCGCACGGACGATCGCCAATATTACCGAGGAGGATGCCCAATCACTTGCGAGAGCGGTGTTTGCGGAGACGAAGAGTTGATTGAGCTTTACGAGATTTCCGAGTCTTCCGAGCTCCTCCTCGACGTAAGAACAACGATCGACCGTTATAGATGGAGAAAAGTGTCCCGGCCTTGATAATATACGTCCCGCCGGCCGAAAGGTTCACTATGCGGTTGGACTTGAACTTTCCCTGTTTGGTGAGCTCCCCTGGAAAATCTGCCGTAATCGTGATTTCGGAGTCCTTGATGAGTTGGTTCGGCACAAACTTCCCGTTACCCAGTTCGTATAGTGCCATTATGTATACTAGTGAAAATGGATCGCGATGGTCTATTTTTAGTTTTGATCATCCAACCATGAACAGACTACTTCACACTATCTTTCTCGAGAACAAGGACAACAAGAACCTCTGGGACACGTTTGAAGCCGAGTGCCAGAAATTCTACAATGAACCGGCACACAGCTTCACCGAAATGCGGGTGCGGGATAACAAGAAGGTGCGGGGTGATATCTTTGAAGAGTTCTGCGTGCTCTACCTCAAACACATCAAGGGATACGACGACGTTTGGCTACTGGCTGACGTCCCCGACGCGATCTTGACCGAACTGGGAATGAAGCGGCCCGATGTAGGTATCGATATTGTCGCAAGGAAGGGCAAATTGTATTCGGCAGTGCAGTGCAAGTATAAGAAGCAGGGGACGAAAACGAAGATCGTGACGTGGAAAGCCCTCTCCACGTTTTACGCCCTGTGTATGCGAACGGGACCATGGGAGAAGTATGTGGTCATGACCAACTGCTCGTTTGTGCGGCACATGGGTAAGAAGTCGAAAAAGGATCTATCCATCTGTCTCCGGACGCTCCAGGGGATCTCAAAGGAACAGTGGATTTCCATGTGCGGAGTGGAAGGGCATAAGGTGGAGGATGCTCCTGTCCCCAAGACGGACGAAGATGTCCGCCAGGCACGATTGAAATTCTTCGGTAAGATATAATGACCACCTCTTCTGCGTCTACTCCCGCTGCTCCCGTCGGTGCTCTTCCAGCTGATCCGAAGGGTGCTGCCTCTCTCCCCAAGGATTCTCCAGCAGCCGCTCTACCTACAACCACGAAGGATGGAGCACTTGCGACTGCCCCTACGGCTCAGCCTGGAGCAGATAAGCGTTGGTCGGTAAAAGCTATTCTCCTTGCAACATTTGGTGCTGTATGGCTTGTTTTTGGACTGATTGGTTTTGTAATGTCGCTTGTATGTTTCGGATACTCTGGATCCGTGGGAGAGAAGATCATGGGTGTCTTGATTGCTCTCGTTCTTGGACCATGGTATTTCCTCTACTACTTTTCTGATGCCGGATACTGCAAGCGTATGCCCCCGACACTGTTCTAAACAAAACAAAACGGAAATGACACGAGTGGAAAAAACTGAAGGCAATCAAGCAGAATGTTAAGAATCGCAGATACTTCCCAGGCTCCCGAGGTTGAGACGAACTACACGTTTCCTCTGGATCCCTTCCAGAAATGTGCCGTAGCCGCTATCCAGGCCCGCGAGAACGTCCTCGTCACCGCCAAGACTGGCAGTGGCAAGACGCTGGTGGGCGAGTACCAGATCGAGTACTCCCTCAACAACGGCGGGCGGGTGTTCTACACTACACCGATCAAGTCGCTGTCCAACCAAAAATTCCACGATCTCTCTATACTGTACCCCGGCAAGGTGGGTATCATGACGGGAGATGTCAAGTTCAAGCCTCAGGCAGAGGTGGTGGTCATGACCACCGAGATCCTGCGGAACCTCCTGTTCAAGATCGGATCGTCTACGGAACATATTGGAAGTACCGCATCTCTCTCACTAGACGGTGTTGATGCGATCGTCTTCGACGAAGTCCACTACTTCAATGATCCCGCCCGGGGAAAGGTATGGGAAGAGTGCCTGATTCTCCTGCCACCCCG